ATAACAAACACCACAAACAGTATATATCAGACATTTTTTTTAAATTCATATTACGAAGGAGTGTTTTTTTTCCAGATTTATAGACATTACGAACGACTCAAAAAAAATCGCTGAACTTTGATGATATAATTGTTTTATGAGCCCTAGACATAATGCCAAACATATGATATGTCCTTATTTCCTTACTGATTCACATTATAAAAATAATCTACCTAAGAAGGTTAGTCGTATACGTAAGTTTATTAATCTTTTTCGTACCCCCGCCAAAATGGAGTTTGAACATCTACCTTATCAGACCAGGCCAGAGGTGCCAGAAGCAGAGATCGATCTACGAGCGCTGCGGGAACAGCGGCGGGCAGCCAAACAATCTGATCAATAATACCCCTATATAAAACATTACGAAATATAAAACTTTTTCCCTGATTATAAAACATTATCAAACATTTATATTATTTTATTACGAAATTTGTCAAAAAATCCCAGAATATTATAGCCATGTTTGGCAAATAAAGTTATCAAATTGTTATGTTTGTTTGGTGATTTGACAAACATAGATATATGTGGTATAGGGATATATGGTGTTTGAAGATATAAGTGTTTGGTGTTTGGACATTACGAACCCTCTATAAAAAATGTTCAATTCTCCACTATTCTCCACTTTCCTCCACTATACACCAAACAATAATATTTTAGTAAGATATAAAACATCCAAACACTCCCTTTACGATACTCATATAAGCCCTTATACGCCTATTTGCGAGGGGATATCAAGCACTTACTTGGTCCTTATTGGCCACAATATGCTATATAATTTATATCATGGACAATAAAACTTTTAAGATAAACAACGTATTTTTAGATCATGAATTAAAATTATTGTCATCAGGTGTAGATAATTCCCCAAAACACCATGATCCAGAATATGGTAGAGAACTTGGCAAAACATTGACAAATATAGGCATTGTCCCAAACAAGGTTTCTTCTATAGCAAATACAATGTTTGAGACTGAGTTAGTTCTTTCTTCTATTATGAGTTGTACATATAGTAGTGAGTTTGGTACTCCTAATCTCCCCCCGCATTTTGATAACGCTGAACACGGATATATAATTAACTTCCAATTAGATTCAAACACCAGTTGGGATATTGGCCTAAATTTAGACTTATATCCTATGGAGGATAATTCTGCTCTTTTGTTCAATGCCAATGAGATGGCCCATTGGAGACCATACAAAACATTTAATGATAACGAGTATGTCACAATGATATTTTTTAGATTTAAAGAAGTTAATAAAAAAAGTGCCAATGCAGTTCAAGCCAATCCTATACCATTTCATCGTCCAGATTCTAATGGACATGGACCTAACTGTGCTGGCTGCAAACCATATCAAACTAAAACCCCAAATGAAATAATTGATCAAGTTTATAGAGAACGATATAATGTATAACCAATATGCGATATAATTATCATATGAACTTAACAGATAACGCCATAAAAAAGATTACGACACTTATCAAAGATTCTCAAATTGCTATACCAGATCATGATTTATTTTTACGAATAGGAGTATCTCCTGGAGGATGTTCTGGATTACGATATCAAACATATTTTGACTATGAAGAAAAAGAGGGAGACTATATTATCTCATACGAACATTTTGATGTATATATAGATAAGATGAGTGTGCCTTATCTTTTGGACTCTACCCTAGATTTTGTAGACACTATTGAAAAACAGGGCTTTACTATTGATAATCCAAGTGCAGTTGGATCTTGTGCCTGTGGAGACAGTTTTCATTAATAAATAGTTATATAATTATTTCTATGTCCGACCTTCTATGTGATATTTGTGATCGCTCTTTGGCCAAATATATAACACCAAAGGCAGCATATTGTGGTATTTGCTATATAGACGAAGTACTATCAGAAGAAATTCATGCTTAATGTTTGATTATAAGTCTTTTGAGTTTATTGTAATATGTGTGGGATTAGGACTTATCGCTATTATGGTAATTATTGCTTCTTGATTTTCCCCCGATTTTTTGATATGATTGTTTGATGACATGCGACCATAGATATTATATGCGAGATGAAGGTATTAAATGTATAGGTTGAGGAGATATTTGGCAAAGTGAGAATACTAACAGATAGTGCTCGTGTCGAGCATAGAGGTGTTTAAGTATCTATTTCGAGCCGAATTTAAAACCTCTGTCTTGTCTATATTTTTTATATTTAATTGTTGAAATGCTCTTGGTGTCAACAAAACTATCAGTATTTTCATTTAAAGGTGTTATATTAGCACCTTCTAAAGATTGCACATTTATTTCATTATATTTTGTTAATAAAAATTGTGAAAGTTTATCTAAGTCATTATTAAGATTTTTTTAAAAAAAATATGATTTTTTCCCAACATTTCTTTTATTTTAAATATCTATATTATATAATTGTAGCATGTCTAATCCTATAAAAAACATTATCTTTAAGGCTTTGCAAGATTCATTTTCAGAAAATGTTATATTTCATAAGATAGACGATAGTAACTCTATTATAGAAATGAATTATGAAAAGATTACGAAAACTATTCTAAAATGCCTGGCACAATCTGGGTATAAAATAACCCCAAAATAGTTTTTATGGTGTTTAAGTATCTATTTTGCGCCGAACTTTAAAGCCCAGCGCCATTAATAATAGTTTCTTCACCCGAATTAATATCTCGGATTACTACCCTTATTGTGTAGTTTGCCGTTGCCAAAAGATCAGACACGCTTACTGTACCACCATTTCCATCAATTCCAATAGAGGTTGTCTCACCTTTTGGACCAACCACCATTACTGATGCAAGCGTTTTAGAAGAATCAAAGTTTGCTATTGGTGCAAAAGATATGGTTGCAGACTTAGTATCACCATTTACCGCAACTTCGCTTGTAGGTGCTGAAATAGTAGCCTTATCTTCTATAATATCCCTTGCATTAACCAATACTGGAATATCAGAATCTGGAGTAATTAATGGAACCTCTTGATATGGTTGGGCAATAGCAGTCATTGTATCCCTAAAAATAGTTTGAACGGTCACATACTCGTTAGAAGGAAGGTTATTAATTGTAATAGAATTAGATGTGTTGTCTGTAGCAATACTTGTAAAAGAAATGCCATTTGTAATTACCTGAACTTCAACTGTTTGGTTTGGATTGTTGTTTGTTGGAGGAGCCAATGTAATTGAGGTAGAGTAATCTGCATTTACAGAAGTTGAAACTACTTGAGTGGTTACTGGAATAGCAATATCTTGATTGGCAAGCGGATTTAGATCAAGTGTTTGAACTACTGCTACAACATCCCCCTGATTAATTGCTTCCGCTTTTACATCACCAGTTACGGATGTATAGTTTACCTTTAAAGATTGTGGAACTTCTGCTAAAAATGCTACATCTTTAAATGTGTAAATAGATAAAGAAGATGCTGGAACATATTGTGTAATATAAGAATTATTAGAGTTTGAGTTCCATAGCACAATCTTTGCCACAACCCCATACTCAATATAGGCATATGTTTTATTATCTTGTGGCGCCTCAACTGCTTCATCAATAGACATTACGAAAGCATTAATTTGTCCTGGGCGTTCTACAACACTCCAATGAGCCTGGACTGGCAGGGCAGACAAAAGAGCAATTAGTGCTGATGCTAGAATAAACTTCAACTTAAACATTTATATCCTTTGGTAGTAGTTATACATACAGTATATCAAGTAATAAAAAGTTTGTCAACGTCCTTGTTTGTAGGCAAAGTAATTTAATACTATAAAAACAATAAAAGGAATTGACCATATAAAATACTTCATAGTGTATAATTGTAGCATGGACACTATAGACAAAAAGGACATTTGTGCTTATTGCAATCAGCCTGCCCTCTATACTGATCTAGGATTAAATGATAAGGGTATGTTTGCTGTATTGGATGTATGTAAATGCCATCTAAAAACATACGCACCATAAAATGGATGATTTATTGTTATTCATAGGATATGGTCTTGACATTGGTATTTTCGTTGGAATGATGTTTAAGTTATGGTAAATAATGCTAAAAGACCTCAACTTTCCCGCCAAAGTAGCAAAAGGCGTGGTTTAAGAATAAACATTACGATGAACTATTCTTTTCGCAGATTTGCATTAGGTTTTGAGATTAGCAAACATTATGCTACCTTAGATTTAGGATTTTTTTGGATAGCAATACATTATTGACAAATACATGAAGAAACTACAATAGAAGGGAAAGAAGTAAATGAAGAAATTGAACAACTTAGTTTCAAGAAACAAACAAAAGCGTTACCTAAAAAACAAAAAGCGTCTGCAATCAAAACCAAACCTGTCAAAGCAACAAAGGCGGGAACAAAGACTAAGAGAACTAATGCTTCTAAACTACCTAAGTCAAACAGCAAAGCCAAGCCAAGAATTAGTTTCTACTGATGAGAACAAATAAAATGAGTGGTCCTGATAGTGAGGGATATATGCTTTATGCTAATTCAAATAGACTTTTAGGATTTTGGGGCAATTTGTGTGGAAGTCTTGCTACATTTTTTATTCAACAGTCTCTAAAACATGGCGACTATTTTGAAGAACTAGAGTAAGGATATGTTTATTGTAGTTTTTTTTAATTCGTCTTCTGTCCACAAACCAACTTTAGAATCTCCGCCATACGGCTTTGCTAGACCAGCCTTAATGAGTTGATCGTTTACGCTTTCTTCTGACTTTAGGTATACCTTACCAAGATATCTGCCATACTTATCAGGTTTTGAAACTTCTAGTTTTACAAGTTTACCCTCTATGTTTTTAATTAAAAACTCTTTAAGCGCTTTGCCTAATGGTGTATTTTTTTCTGCGGTATCAATACCAGCAAGCCTAATTCTTTCTTTATGCCATACATTAAATCCAAGATCAATAAATACATCACAGGTGTCACCATCAACCACCTTATCAATTTTTGTGTAATATGTATACATGGCCATCTTGACAATTATAACATTGTTTGGTACAATTGAACTATGGAAACAGCCTATTCAGTTATTAGAAACATGTTATGGAATGACTATGACTATGCATTACCAGACGATCCTTCATATTTAACTAGTAAGATATTTGAAGAATTAAAACGTCATGGTTATAAAATAGAATCGTATATGCTAGATGATAACCCATCAAATCTTGATGGAAGAGAGTCTGGTAAGCCAGAGTTTGGATTTAGAGCATGAAAGAACTTATTCACTTTACCGCAGAGTGGTGTCAACCATGTAAGGCAATGCTGCCAGTCATAACTCAATTTAGAGATAAACACCGTGACATTCAATATACCAAAATTGATATTGATAAAAATCCAGATGCTGCAAAGTTTTTTGGTGTTATGGGTGTCCCAACATTTATATCTCAAATTGAAGGATTGAACTATGAGCGTAAAATTGGTCAGGCAACATTGTTTCAGTTAGAATCAATGTTTAACTAAAACAAACACCAGTAGCCAAGTGGCACTATCGTCTATCGGTTAGGACATCGCCCTTTCACGGCGGAAAGACGGGTTCGATTCCCGTTAGTGCTACGCCCTCATAACTCAGGGGATAGGGTCACGGACTTCTAATCCGTTGGTCGCAGGTTCGAATCCTGTTGAGGGCACAAATATGATACAATTAATAGAGGAGAAAAATGTTAACAAAAAATAGTTTTGTTGGTTACGAAGTAGAAGAGCCAATAGATCAACTTTTTATAATTAAAAATTTTTTAGATGATAATCAAGTAACTATTTTGTTAAACTATATAGAATCTTTATCTGAAAAAGACTGGCAGTTTGAATATTATCAAGGTTTAAAAAGTTTTTGTATAAAAAAATTTGGAACTGATGATGTTGAAAAACTTCTCAAAGAAGGAAAAATTGAAATAACAGAAAATTGGAAAGATAAAAATACAAACTTACTTACAAACCATCAAACAAGATCTGTATGTAATGTTTTAAATAAAAAAATTAATTTTTTTTTACCAGATTCATTAGATTTTAAAGGTCCTGGAGTAGTTCAAAGACAATATTCTGGTGTTCCGCTTGTTGAGCACTATGATCAGTATACTGATCCATCAATTGTTTATGCAGCAATTATATATTTAAATGATGACTATTTAGATGGAGAATTATTTTTTTCAAAAAAAGACTTTGTTATAAAGCCTTCAGCAAAATCATTAATTATTTTTCCTGGGAGCGAAGATTTTACGCATGGTGTATATGCTCCTGGTGAAGGACCGTTAAGATATGTTTTGCCATCATTTATTTCCAATAAAGGTTTTTATGATGATGGAAAATATTATGTTTAATGATTAAATTATTTTTTTCTCATTAATCTTTTATAATCTCTATATATTTTAAACTCGTCTAGCCAATAAATAATAATTTTACGATCAACATTAAATTCTTTTGCAATGTCTACTGGCTCTACTTCATCAACAACATATTTTTTATACAACCAGTCTTTATTCTTATAGTCTTTTTTCAATTATTCCCCTGAGCAACAGTTAAAAGAATCTAGTTGTAATGCAGTTGTATAGTCCTTGCCAAACGATAGATTAGCAGACTTGCTTGCAGGAACACAATTAGGAACTGGCTTTCCATCTTTACCTGGCTTCATACCACGCTGTACATAACCTTCCCAACATGGCGCAGCCTTTTCAATTCCAAATACATCAGCAAACAAAGCCTTATTTCTTTCACGCTCAGCAATTCTTCGTGACCAAGAAAATCCAGCGTCTCCACCCCAAGCATCCCACATTATTCGACCATTGGATGGATTGCTAGTGTTATAAAAATCTTTGCCCTTTTTATCTACTTCATGGCGTGAAAAGAAAGAATACATACGCTTAACTGTATCTAAAGACATAGCACGACCAGCAACTATATCACTTGCCCTTCCCCAACCAACAGGGGTTCCCGCTCCAGTGGCCTTTCCTTGTTCTTTCCACTTAAGCGCTCTACGGGCAGCAGCCTTCATCCCAGACGTTGGGGTATATGTATCAGCCATTCTTTTTCTCCTTTGGTTTGCCTGGCGTATATGGCTCTATATGAGACTTTATACAACCATCTTTTGTCATACGCACAATCCATCCATTTTTAATTTGCATGTCATTAAATGCGTATTTTGTTTTTTCATTATTTTGTAAACCCTCTAGGATCTAACATGCTACCATCCCAAATAGATTTTGTTACCTTTTCTGAACTATATGTTCCGCCTCTACGCTTGTACTCTTGAACTACCCAAGAATTTGCTACGGCACTAGGATAAACGTCAAACTTGTCTTTTGCCTCTTGTACTATTCTTGCATATAATTTAGGGTTACTTGGCCTTGATCCGCCACTTCTAGGCTTAATAAACTCTCCATAGTTTGGTTTATCTGCTTTGTATTCTTCATACTCTTCTTCATTATCTTCATTAGACATGTTGTGTTCTTTTAATGACTCAAGTTTAATTGCATCCATATACATCATTCCAATACTGTAAGCAGTGGGTTCCCATTCATTTTTTTCTTGCTTATAAATTCTAACAGACATGGCTGGATTATCTGGTGGCATTGATTGAAGCGCATACTCTGTTTTAGGAATTCCTAAAGTTCCACCCTCCCACATTATATGTTCAATCATTCCGTGAACAACACCCTCTTTTGTTGTTCCCATTACATAATCTCCTTCTTTAAGATCATACATGGCCTTGCCTATGTTACCTTCACTTCTATTAATAGCGTAAATTTGTCCTGCTGCTTCTACTCTTGTCTTATGGCAACCCATTACAGTTCCGTCATCTTTTACGGCTGGGTATCCAGAACACCCATAAGATCCTTTAGCACCTACTTTATATGGCATACCTACCATTATATCAGGTTTTCTGATATACTTTACGTATGGGTTCAGTAATAAAAAAACGCCGAAAACGCATGGCAAAGAAGAAACATCGAAAACGTCTTAAAAGACAGCGTTGGGCTAAAAGAAATAAATAAAATATGGCAAACATTGTATTTTTAGGAAATTTTGAAGTGCCGTACAGTAGTGAAAACCACCATGCCAATTCTTTAGAATTTTTAGGTCATACAGTTTGTAGATTACAAGAAAGATTTATTAAAGATTCTGTTATTTTAGATCAAGCACTAAAATCAGACTTGTTCGTTTGGGTTCATACGCATGGCTGGAATACACCAGGAAGAATTGGAATGGGCATGGTATTGGAACAACTCAGAGCATCTAAGGTACCAACAATGACCTATCATCTTGATCTTTGGCTTGGCTTAGAACGAGAAAAAGATCTTAGAGAAGACAATTTTTATCAAACAATAGGACACTTCTTTGCAACAGACAAACTAATGGCAGACTGGTTTAATGAAAATACAAATGTAAAAGGTCATTTCTTGCCTGCTGGCGTGTATGATAAAGAATGCTACATACATGAAGATTATGATTATTCAAACTTTGACTATGATGTAATATTTGTGGGAAGCAAAAGATATCATCCTGAATATCCGTATAGACCACAACTTATAGACCATTTGCGGAATACATATGGCAAAAAATTTTTGCATGTAGGTGGGGATGGAGATACTGGAACTGTTAGAGGTAAAGACTTAAATCGCATCTATGTTAAAAGTAAAATAGCGGTTGGAGATAGTTTAAATATTAATTTTAGTTATCCGTATTATACAAGTGATAGATTATTTGAGAGTACTGGTCGTGGTGGTTTTACAATATACCCTGACATTAAAGGTATTGATGTTTATTTTTATGACAAAAAAGAAATTGTTTTTTATAAACATGGAGACCTTATAGATTTAACAAACAAAATAGATTACTATTTAGATCATCCAGAAGAACGAGAAGCGATAAGAATGATGGGTCACTTAAGAACTAAAAATGAGCATACATATGTAAACAGATGGTCATCAATATTAAAGAAGTTAAAGATATGACAGAGCACGAGGTTCATTTATATTATGAACCATCTTAAAGCATATATATACTCTAAAAACCCTTTAGATTCTGCAAATGGAAAATGGGATTATGGTTTATTAAAACAAACATTTGAAAGAAACAAAATAGATCAGGTTGTTGTTGATACACTACCGCAAGAACAAAGAGCCTTTGTTGTTATTCCTGGAAAAGGGAATGCTGGCAAAGAAAAAGATATTAATAATGAATTGAACAATATTAATAGAGTTGTTTTATTTATAACTGGCGATGAAGAAAATTTATTTGATGTTGATCAAATTACGCATAGCAATATATCTATTTGGGTTCAATACCCCACAAAAAAACATCAAAAATATAATAAACTACCGATAGGTGCGCCACAACACATCAAAGATAACTTGCCAGAATATTCAGAAAAACCTTATACCGCTTGTTTTGCTGGACAAATTACTCACAGAAGAAGACAGCAGTTAGCAAACATAATGCCCGATATTAAAAATTCTATTTACAAACCAACAGATGGATTTGCAAAAGGACTAACTGCTAAAGAATATTACAAAGATTTATTTAGTGCTAAAATTGCTCCTGCCCCTGCTGGCGTTGTAAGTGTTGATTCATTTAGATTTTTTGAAGCGATAGAAATGTTGTGTATGCCAATAGCAGATCTTAGGGATTCAAATGGAAATAAAAATAATTTTTATCATTATGTTTTTGATGAGGTGCCAATATTTCCATCAACAAATAATTGGGCAGAACTACCAGATATTATAAAATCAATATTAAAAGAATATCCAAATAATATGCACAGAGTTGTTTCTTGGTGGATTAAATATAAAAGAGATTTTTCTATCAAAATTATGAAGGAAATATATGCATAAAAATGATGTAACTATTATTGTTGTGACTTCAGTTTTACCAGATCACCCAAATACATCAATACTTGATGAAACAATTAATTCTGTAAGATATCATTTTTCAGACAATGAAATTATATTACAAATTGATGGACTTAGAGAAGAAAGACTAAATAGAAAAAATGATTATGATGAGTTTAAAAACAGAGTGTTGTGGAAATGTTTACACGAATGGAAAAATGTTTTACCAATAATTTTTGACAAACATAGTCATCAAACAACAATGATGAAGGAAACAATAAACTTAATAACCACCTCTTTGTTGCTTTATGTTGAAGGAGACGCTCCTCTTGTTGCTGAAGATTCTATAGATTGGCAAAAATGTTTAGACATGTTTGAACATAATAAAGCAAAAACAATTAGATTTCATTTTGAAACATCTGTTCCAATATCACATAAACATTTAATGTTTGGTCTTAGTGATGATTTTATGAAAACTGCACAATGGAGTCAAAGACCACATTTGTCTTTAGTTTCTTATTATAGAAATGAAATTATGCCTAGACTAAAAGATAACTCTTTTATAGAAGACATAATACATGGTTCTATTCAAGATGACATTTTACCTTATAATGTTTTTAATAAAGAAGGATGGGATAAACATAAACTTTGGATCTACCATCCAAAAAATAATATTAAAAGATCTTATCATTTAGACGGACGTAAGGGTACAAGAAAGTTTACTCAAGATGATGATGTGTGGGGTTATACTGAATGAGATTAGGAATCATTGCAAGATCTGACAATACTGGATTAGGATATCAAACAAAACAATTAACAGACATGTTAAAACCAGACAAGGTTATGTTGATAGATTTTTCTCCACATAACAATAATAAACAACATCCAGAATGGTATAAAGATTATAATGTTTTAAATGTTTTAGGAATGCCCGAAGGTAGAGATATAGACAAATTTTTAAAAAATATTGATGTTGTTTTAAGTTGTGAAACATTTTACAACAATGATGAATTTATTTTAAAAGCAAAAGAAAAAAGAATTAAAACTATTTTGCAATATAACTACGAATTATTTGGCAATTTATCTAAAAACAATATGGCTTTGCCAGATGTTCTTATTTCTCCAAGTTTATGGAAAATAGAAGATGTACATTTTAAGTTTGGAAAAAAAGCAAAGGTTGTGCATTTGCCTCCACCTACACAAACAAATCTTTTTAAAAATGCGGGCAAAATCAATAGATCAAAAAGACATAATCGCATTCTACATATTGCTGGCAAACGTGCTGCTCGGGATAGAAACGGAACTAATGCTGTAATTGATATGATGAGATATTCAAAAGCAGATTACGAACTAGTAATTAGAACACAAACAAAACTAGAGTCAAACATAACAGATGATCGAATTGTATTAGATTATAATGATAATGAAGATAGAGAGTCAATGTATGTTGGATTTGATGCGATGATCTTGCCTAGACGATATGCTGGACTATGTTTACCAATGAACGAGTCTTTGTTAAGTTCCCTTCCAGTTTTTATGACCAATATATCACCTAATAATAAAATTCTTCCTAAAAAATGGTTAGTAGAGTCTTATTTAATTGATCAATTTAGAGCAAAAACTATGATAGACGTTTATGAGCCTAACTTACAAAAATTAGCAGAACTTGTTGATAATTATGTTGAATTAAATGATCAAGAAAAACTAAATGAAAAAGAAGAAGCCTTGTATTTAGGCTATGATAACTTTTCTCCAAATAAACTATTGCCTGAATATCTTAAATTAATAAATGAATAATTACACTTCGTAAATAGTTTTTTGAAAAAAATGTTTTGATAAAAATAAATTTTTTAATTCTAAAAATGATCCAGACTCTGTTGATAAAAATGGAGACTGAATATTTTTATAATCAAACGAAAGTAGTTCAAAACTATCTGAACTATACACCTTAACGTCTTTCATTTCTATTGAGTTACTACTAAACTTATTTCCATAAACAGACCTATATAAAAGATTGTGATTCATTCCTAAAACATCATTAAAATTTTTTTTAGACATTGCCATTGGAACATGAATTTCATAGTTCAATGGATTATCAAAACCCATCTGAATAAGTTTGTCTTGTGTTATTTTTAATCTATTAACATAAGAACTTCTTCCAAGTACGGTTTCATATGCATTTATTTTTTCTTCTAGCGTTCCATTGTAATATGAAGTAATTTTATCAACTGAATTAATTATAAAAAAATCATCATTCATTAAAATAAAATTTTCTGATATTTCGTCTGAATCACATATTGTTTTAAAATTTAAAAAAACATTTTTATATTTAGAATATTTTTGTGTTACTGGGATATGATTTCCTAAATACCAATCTGGCTTACCGCCTACAACCCATATGTCATTAACGTCACAATTTTTTACAATAGACCTTATGGAATATCTAAGTTCCTCATTATCTCCATCCCTGCATATGTAAACAAAATTCATGATTACCTTTCAAATACCAAAATTACTCTATTTGCAAAATTAATATTTTCATTAATTTGGTGATCTATTTCTTTCACTGTAAATCTTTTTTCTAAAGAAACCTTCCAGTTATTATCAGTAAATATTTTTTTTACTATATTAATATTTAAAAAATAAAAGTTATTTTTTGAATAACTTACAAAGTTGTTATCAACAGTTTCTATAATAATTGTATTTGATTTATTTTGTGCTGATAAGTTATTTATAAACTTAATAGGATTGTTTAATAAATATATTAACCCCAAACATGACACAACGTCTATATTATTAAAATAATCATCTTCAATACTCTCTGCATCTTGTACTTTGAAAACAATATCTGGATATTTAAGTTTTGCTTTTTCTATATACTTAGACTCAATATCTATGCCTATAGCGTTTTTAGCATTATGTTTAATAAAATGATATGTCGAGTATCCATCTAAACAACCAATATCCAATACATTCTTGTTTATAAAAAAATGATGCATGGTATTATTAAATAGGTATGTCCACCTTGTTTTTAAGTGTTTGGTTTCTATATCTTTATTCATAATTATAAAAACAGGGCACTTTTACATGCCCTGTTGATTTTACTTAACTACCTTCTTTGCTGGAGTAGCCTTTTTAGCAGACTTATTTTTAACTGGTTTAATATTCTTCATTGCATCGTCAACATCCTTTGCGATTGCATCAAACCTTCCAAATGCCGAATCTTTTGGATTTGCTGCACGAAGAACTACTGGAACAAGAGCAGCCACTAGAGCAGCCCACATGTCCTTTGGGTCGGTAATTCCTGCGGTATATAGTGCAACTACACCAGCAAGAACTGAGCGTCCATAGGAGGCTCCCATAGCCTTTAATTGTGCTTGATTCATTTAATCACCACCTTATTACTATTATACATCTTTTACGTTTTTGCTGTCTTCAACAATAGGACGAAGTTTTCCTATAACACTAGCCAAAAATGCTGTGGTATTTAAGTCTGCTATTCTTGGTTTATTCATTTCTTTACGACAATCTTCAATAACATTGTTTACAATGTTTATTGTATTTTCAATATACTTAAAGGCCCACTCCCTAGAGTCTGATAAAAATTTAATAAACCCTTCATTAGTTTCATCTTTAAACGCTGATGAGTTTTCAATTTGATCTTTCATTGCAGACATTACAGAAACTGCAATCTGATTATCTATTAAACTTTGATTAAGGGCAAGTTGTATTTGATATGCTCTATAAATAACATAAATATTAAATGCTGATAATCCAATAATTACCCAGTTATACCAATGCATCTTTCTCCTCATGTGTTGGCCAATAATACTTGCAAGGAAGTTTTTTGTCTGGACAACATGGAATGTTGTATGGGCTTGATACAGCAGACTGATACTCTACATAGTATATAGGATCCTTATGAAATAAATTAGCACGATGTGTTGTTATCACACGCATTAGTTTGGTTTCATCTTTCCAAAATTCGGGAGTTTTATCTCCCCATTCTTCCCAACATTGATCTTTTAAATCATTAAGATTTGCTTCATTGTTTTTTGTTTTAATACCGCGCATTTTTGCTTCTTGAATCATAGATTGTATATACTCCCATAGACCGCGCTCAAATCCACGCCACATTAAAACTGCTGGATGATTACGCCAACCACCAGTCTTAGACTTACCAGATAATACATTAAGTATTTGATAGCCTTCTAATATTTGTTTGTTTAGTCTTTTGCTATCTAAAAAATAAGCAGAAGTATGCAAGTCTGCTTGTGGCAAAAATGTTTGCATTAAAACAACTCCTCATCTACTTCTTCTATATTAAATATATCATACTCTAATGCTTTTGTCAACTGTGATGCTATAATAACAATAATACTAATAAATAAAACAAATACACCAAGCACAGACAAACCTATCCATTTTTTCACTTTACTGCCCCCCTTACTAGTATTACGATAGCACCATTATCCTCTAGTGCTTTTTTTACCTTTACCATATATTCTATTGCTCTACGCTTTTCAAACTCATCCAATTTCATAAATTGTGATTCATTTGCACGAACACTTAAAAAATGTTCGTTATCAATAATGTCAACCACAAACCCTCTTAGTGGAGTTATAGATCTAAAAGCACGTTGCATTGCATCTGTATACATCATGCTTCAATCGTTAAGTTTTCCCAAATCTCAGCCCATCTAGCCTTAGTTTTATGACTATTAAACTCTCTAGATACATTGCCCTTTTCTAAGTATACACCACCCCAAATACCATATTCTTTGTCAGAAATTCCAACAGCAAAACATATTCTTGCTACAGGACAAGCCAAACAAACATTATCTACACCATGTCTTATGTTTGGATTATCTTCATACTTATCAAAAAATAAATTAGTGTCATAATCTAAGCAGGCAGCATCTTCTTTCCATAAATGTCTGTTCATTATGATTCCAGATGTTTTTTATTTATATTCCATCCGTTTTGATCTGGAGAATAAACTGTTTTAGTATACCAGTTGCCATCAATAAAAACACCATTTGTTTTAAACATTGCAACGTTTGATTTAAAAAGATGAACAACGTTCCATCCATCCCAAATTAAATTATTATTTTTAGCAACAATATCTTCCATTGTTTTTAGGTCATTGATTAACATTATTTTTCCTAGTATGAGAACACATTAAGTTCGACATTGTTAGATTGTGCAAATGAAGCCAACTTGGATATGTATTGTTTTGGCTTACTAAGATACGCAAAATAGTCAATATCGTTTATATTTTCTTCAACCCAATGTGGATTTGTTTTATAGAATCTTACTTTTTTGCCCCTTGCTTTTAGTCCCTTTTCAGAAACATTACAAAACTCTGAAACAAAAGAGTGAACTTGATTTGGACCAACAGAGTAAACTATGAACTCGCCATCTTCTTGTTTCATTGATGATAACGAAATTGCCATAGCACGAAGAAATACTTGGTAGTCATTGAACTCATTGGTTCCCTGCACCACGACCTTCACTGTTACTCCTATCAGTTAGTTTGTCTAATATCTTAAGCATTTTTTTAAATTCTTCTTCTGACATATCTTCTGTATTTACAGGAGACGCTGTTGATCTATCTACATGACCATCATCAACATCCGCCTTATAAAATACATTTTTGTGAATCCAATATGCAAAATCCTCAGTAACAAGTACGTCTATAATGTTTTCTTTTAAACGTTTTGTTGACTGAGTATCTTTTACATCAACTGGCGACAAGTCTGGAAGAAATGGACCAATTATTTGATGCATATTGCTTTGTCTATATTTAATTATATTTTTTCTTTTTTTTGGCTTTCTTACATAAAGTATAGCAAATATACCTATCATTGTCAAGAACGATACAAGAAAATCATTCATGTATCTATTGTAGCACTAGTTATAGTTGTTCACGATAAATACGTTTAATTTCTTTTAAAAACTTTTGTAAATTATCATTTAATTCATTAATACATGTTGTTTCGAATGCTTTGTCGGTTAATTTAATTGTAGGGTTTTCTTCAAATAAATTCATATCAACAAAACCCTTTTCCCATAAAGCCATTATTTCAACATTTAACGTTGAAACATGCATATTATAAAGATCTGGAGCAACTTCTTGTAGTTTTTCTGTAAAACAATAAAGAGGCTCTCCAGTTTCATCTAATCCTTTAAATGCAACCGCGCCTTTATCAATTAAATTAATTAATGCAATTTCTGCAGCCTCATCTGGTGTCATGAGTATGACTCTTCCTTGCTACGATTTTCTACAAGTTTTTCTCTTTCATCAACTACAGAATATGCATATGCCATCATTTTTCTGTAACCTTCTATATCATCCATAATTTTATTATAATGATGTCCACAAAACATTAACTCACCATTAACACCAGTTACTGAGACATAAGCCTGTGCAAAACATCTATCGCATTTATCTTCTGCCGTCAATAACCACTTGCGTTCTTCTACCTGCCTTTTAGTGCCCATCTTAAACATATTATACCCCATTATTGTCGGTGGAATAAAAACCCTTACCATTAAATTGTACACCAAAAGGTGTATATTGTCTAGTCAGAACCACGTTACATATATCACAATTGTATTGTGGCTCTGATTCTATGATTGATCTAGTTTTAATTGTTTGTATATTACATTTAATATACTTATAAACATAATCTGGCATTACTTTATTTTCTTGCTAAACCTTGCCCAAACTCGTTCGTGAACATAGTATGCACAAGATTCCCAAACAATATAAGCAAGAGATCCTAAACTAGCATATTCCCATTCACGAGTAAATGCATAAATAGCACCATATACAAAACCAATGTGGACAAACTGCCAACTAATTGTTTTAGTAAACTTCTCTTATTTAATTACATTTACTTTGCAGCCTTTTTTGCTGCCCTCTTTGCAGGCTTTGCTGCGGGCTTTGCAAGTTTAACTGCTAATGGCTGACCATCTTCACCTTTGTAAACCGGACGACCCCAACCAACAATACCGTTGATAAGTTTCTTCTTGTTATCCTTTACATAAGCACGAGTCTTTTCACAAACCATACCGCCATTTCGTTGATCTCCCTTTGAAGATCCAGCAGTGTTTCCTTCAATGCATTGAATAGTTCCATCACCATTGTTCTTAATACAAATACCAACATGAGATGTTCTATTTACGCCATCTTCTGGAAAATCAAAATAAATGATGTCACCAGGTGTTGGGTCATCGTTACGAGCATCTGCCCAGCGGTTCATCTTCTTAAATGCTGCTTCTCCTGCCGGAGTATAAACTGTATTTGGTACCTTTACGCCAGCCTGATTAGCACACCACATAACAAACGATCCACACCAAGGCTGAAAGTTTGCTTTTGTAAATTTGCCATACTTTGTTTCATTATCTTTGGGACCCTCAATTGTGCCAACTTCTTTTTTGGCTACCTCAATAAGAGCCTCTACTGTACCTTTTTCTGCCATGTTTCTCCTTTTATTTGCAAATAGGATTGCTCCTATATAAATTATAGCAGAACTATGGAGCCTCTTGTAAGAATCGAACTTACGCAACCCGCTTACAAGGCGGAGGCACTACCACTATGCTAAAGAGGCAATTATTATCATATGAGAATTCTAAGTACGTGTTCACAAGGGTCTCCTCCCGCTTCCCATTCTTCTATTTCTTCTTCGCTCATAAACTCATACCCACCATCGTGTGTATGACAGTATGGATCGCTTACCCAGCCACGATCAATACCGTTGGCTAACCAAATGCCAAACTCTTTTTCATCATCTGACAAGTCTTCATCGTTTAAATGATTCATATAAATAGTATATCTTTAAATACTCACTGTGTCAATAGGACCCATGCAGGATGTTGAGAACTTTATTGCAGATGCTACTGCACCAATAGATCTTTTACGTGCATCCTTTTGATTTTCTGTAGCATATAAATATCCCATAGCATATGATGATCCAGAGCCCATTGCAAGATATTCATTATTGTATTGTGTTAGTGACATGTCTGCTGCACCATGCTCAAATATTTCACCCTTAACACAAATAATCATTCCAAAATCAGAATCCTTTGTTGTATCTACCCACCAGTCTTGATAAAAGTCTCTTAGTTCTTTAATAAATCTTGTATACATAAACTTTTGTAAATTATTTCCAGATGGTATTGATGGTTTGAAATTATGACGAATGCGTTCGCCATCCATGCTTCCTGCATACCCCATAATGTAAGGACCTAATTGCCATACCTTTGGTGTTGATGAGGGTAGCATGATATCATCATCCGATACACCACGTTCGCCAGACATATAAATTTTTTCTTCTTTGCGAACAACAGCAATACAAGTCACAAATACCCCTTTAATAGCACCTAAATTAATTGTACCATTGGAGGGGTATCGTGTCAAATAACCCAGATTAAGATGTCCTATTTGCCCCTTTTGTCCACTGTAGAAAACGCATTATTGATTTCTTGAATGGTAAGTTTGCCGTCATCTAAAAATCCACGAGCCAGTTTTTCAACTACTGTGGCTACTCCTAGTGTACCAGCAAGAACCACTGCATGAAAAGTGTTAATGCCTACAATGGCTCCAGCACCTATAACACTTAAGCCAGACGCTGCAAATACTGCAATAATACGCATAAGAATATTATTGATACTTGCAATTGCACCCGACCTAACTTTAGTAGGTTCTTCTACTACTGTTTTTAATTTTGTCATAGTTATCTCTCCCAATCAAACTGGGTAGTCTGATAGGATTATTATAACATTATATTAAAAAAAGAGCAGTTTAAAGACATGCTTAGGTCTATGGATTTACTTGATTTTAATTGATTTTGGCTTCTTTTCTTCTGGAATATTGCGTGTTACTTTAATATTCAACATTCCATCAGTAAGTTGAGCGCTAGTTACTTCCATATACTCACCAAGTGCAAACGAACGAGTAAACTTTCTTGCAGCGATTCCTTTATGTAATACTTCTGCTTCAGTTTCTTTTGTTTGTTCACCCTTAATAATGAGTGTGCCACTGTCTACCGAGATGTCAAGATCATCTTTGCTAAACCCTGCAACTGCAAGAGTTAAAACATAGTTATCTACATCTACCTTAAGTAGATCATATGGTGGGAATCCACCAGCATTAATTGAATGTACTCTATTCAACCTATCTAGTTCTCGGTTGAACCCAATAAAAAAAGGATCTTTGAAAAGATCCATTGCAAATGTTGTTACCATTTTTGCTCCTTTTCAGCGAGTTAATTTGTATCCCCGTTAGGCAGATACTATATTATTATAGCACAAAGGGCAGGTATGTTTCAACCTGCCCGTTGTAGCCAGAATTCTATTATAGCAGACACAGAAAATATTTGTCAAACTAGGTTTTCTTTGATTATTTTAAGAGTTCTTTTATTTAGGCCACCATTAGTAAATTTATCATATAGGTATGACAATGACCTATTTGGATCATATTTTTTATATGATACCGCTCCAGATGTTATTTCTTCTAGTTCTTGTGTCATATAAAATCTTTTAAGTTTAACCTTATCATGAGTTTTAAAATTAATATACATTAATGGATCACCTTTATCAGATTTTATGTTTTTATCTAAATTATCATAAAACTGTAATGCTGGGTTTACTGCCCTAAACCATTTTGAAATATCATAACTTCCGGGAACTATGTATGCGTTTTTACAAAAATCACTTTTGTGCATAAACGGACTTAGTATTTCTATTTCTAAATTTGTTTCAGAAAAAAATATATAACCTGGCCCATAGTCTAAATTATAGACATTATTAACCTGCAATGCCCTATTAAAAAATAAATCATCTAAAGACCTGTCGCCTAAATTAAAAACTTTTGATTTTTCAACTCTTACATTAATGTCTACTGGATTTGTCATCATATACAAATTTTTTGTATATTGTAAAAAAGATCTACATGAAAACATGTTTGGAACATCCTTACTGCTTATTTTTTTTAAATCTTGATAAACATTAACTAAACTATCTTCTAGCATGTTCATTACAGGAATTAAAACTGGGTTACTAGGATTTGACAATGGTTTAATTCCATAATAAACTGTAATCATAGTAAATTCAACTTACCTAAAAACTCTTTTACATCTTTTGGCATTTCATTGTTTCTTTCATTTTCTAACTCTTGCCTTCTTTGTCTTTGCATTTCCTTGTGTGCACTTGACCAGGTTCTAACCTCTATTTCAAGATTGTTTTCTTTATTAGTATATGATATCGCACCAAAGGTTGCACCGCAAACTGCATCAGCCAAGTCTTTTGATAATTTTCTGGGATGATCTATACGATTATTTTTCATAATCTTAAGTTCAGATAATTCTTCTAAAAGTATTGGTATTTGAGGCATTACAATTCTTTCCTCATAAACAAGCATTGCCAAATCTTCATAATGTTTTTTAGCAACAGACACCGTATCAGTATTAATGTTAACAGCCTTAAGTTCTTGTTGAATATCATAAGACTGCCATCTATCAAACGTTACCTTGCCAATATTAAAACCTAACCTTCTAAGATTAATAATCCAGTTTTTTACTTCACTTAGATTTACCGCACCTTCTTTTTTAGGCTCCCACCAAGCAACTGCATCTACAACAACAATTGGAGCCACTTGCTCATAATCTTTTATAACTTGTAGGCTAACCCATTTATCAACGTGTGCAATTGCTACAGCACACTTATCGTGTCTTTGTGCTAAATCTGCGTGAACATAATATGTTTTATTGGGGTCTGGAATAAATCCTGGATCAAATCTTCTAAACTCATCTACTGGATTACGAAGAGTCATGCACTTTTCTAATTTATCTTTTTGTTTAAAGAATGCGTCAGATGCGTATGTTGGAACACATAAAAAGCGCATCATTGCATCACCTAAATCTGTGTAAAATGCAATTTTAAAATCATCAATATTTCTAGTTGGATTTACTTGCCATGTTGGTCTTTTAAGTGCCCACACTCCAGGAACCTTGTATGAAATAATATGATCTTCTTCCCACTCAATTTCTAATGTGTTTTCTGATGTTTCATCAAGCAATGGATTAATTATAAATTTATGTGATTTATAAACAACGTCTTTATCTGCTATAACGCTATCGTATTTTTGTGAAATAAAGTCTCCTTGATATCTTGGAAAAGATAACAATACTACCTTGCCTAAGTCTGGAAAACGAGAGTCTACAGAGCCTCTAAATGCTTTATAAATATTGTCTGCTGTTTTGCCCTGCTCATTACCAGTTGCAACTTCACTTGCAAAACCAGAAATTTCATCAAGTACTGCAAGCAATAAGTTTAGACCTTCATGGGACTCTCTTTCTGAGTGACCAGAATAAACTGTAATTGATTTATCAAACTCAACTGAATCTACTTTTGCATTATATCTTCCAGCAAACCAAGGCGATTTTTCTATTTTTGTTTTGAATCCTTTGAAGAAAACGTTTTTCGCTTGTTGAGCGTTGATAGCAACGTTAATAAGGTCAATCGCATCGCCAGACGGTTTGCCAAAATACTTTGAGGGATCTTTAAGGCATAGTAACTTATACACAATATAGGCACAAGCAACAGTTGAGGTGAAGTCCTTGCCACTACCCTTTCCAAGTTGTAAAATAATTTCGTTCTTGGTGTATTTTTCATAATACTTTGCTCCTTCGACAGTTCCCATTAATAACTCAAGGTCTGCTTTTTTATATATTTGACTCATTGCCTCTACAATTTCATATTGTATATCTGACAATGGTGGTTGTCCTAAATAATCTGCAGACTCAACAAATGTTTTTGTGTCTACTGGATTTTCTTGAAACGGATTATCTTGTAGTGCTTCAATGAAGTCATTGAACATCATGGACAATTGTAATCACCTCATCTGATTTTGATATATCAGATAATTTTTTCATAATCAAATCACGAACTTGTGGATGATCTTTTGCAATATCTTTTAGTATTCCAACAAGAACCTCTTGTCGTCTTTCTATTTCAATCATTTCTTCCGCAAGTTCTTTGTTTTCAAGAAGCCCAGCCTTTTGAAGCATTTCTATTCTTTTTGCTTCAATATCTAGTACCAGTTTGATTCCAGCAGTTTTTGCTCCAAGATTATTGTTCATAGTTGATTCATCAATAACTTCATATGCTTTGGCAATAAGTTTTCCATAGTGTGCGTCTGCTGCTGCAAGTGCCTCTTTTGCCCTCGAACGAATGGCATCGTTTGCAGATACCATTACTTTCCATTCATTTAAATGTGCAACAACACGAGTACGTGGAAGGTTTAAATCTTTAGAAATTTTTGTTGGATCGCTACCCTTTAAATATTCTTCAACAACCTTGTTAATTTCATCAAGATGTTCTATAACTTCAAGATCTTTTGACATTTTTTCTCCTTGCAGGAATTCGTTTTACTTTATCAATATTAAACGACCTCATCGCTCTAGGAAATCCACGCTCATACTCTACGCAATCTACCCATTGTAATCCATTATCATTGTTTGTTGTAAGACTAAGAAACTTAAACATAGATCCATGCTCACCTTTAATTTTTATCATTTCGCCTTGCTCAATTGTGTGACCATCGACCATAACACTTGGAAGTTTTGTGTACTTTCCGTTATCAAAAACTTGAACTTTCTTTTTTCTACCCATGCCTACTCTCAAGTCTATTAATTTCATCTTGTATATAAAAAATAGCCTTCTTTAAATCTTCTATATGTTTAGACTCATCCTTTAATCCTGCTCTCCATAAATACTTAAATGCATTTCCAATATTAAAATTTCTGTGACGTGTAATCTGAATACATTCAACACCAGATGGGTCCGATGTGTAATGCTCAGGATGGTTTACCTGATCAACTATAATTCTAAGATCATCTTTCATCGTTTTGATTTCCTTAATTTAAATTTGGCAAGGTATACATAAATGGTTTCTACGCTTGTCTGACATTCTTTAGCAATATCAGTAACTGATTTTTTGTCAAGCACATACCTTTTACGAAGCCACGCCTCGTTTGTATATAGTTTACCACCCATAATGTTATTTGTCAATCCTATCTTTTAAACGAATCTCTAGGGCTCATATACCGTTTTCCTCCATATATTTTAATCTTTCAATAATAACATCATTACTTATAATATTATAATGATAAGAGTCTGTGTCATCTGTAACCCATTTTGCAGCATCTTCTACATCCCATTTATTAGTATTAATTAAACGATGAATAACTTGTTTGCCAGGCTTTGTTGTAAAAGAGGGCTCTAAAACAAATATACGATTGTTTGGTTGGATAGCAAAATTGCCGTCATCTCTTTGAATAACATGCCCACATTTATGTTGTCCAGGATTTTCAGAATATCCGTCATCAAGGCTGTTTGCATCTCCGCTGTACCAATCAAGTGTAAACAAGTATTTGCCAGAAATTTTATTTTTATTTCTATCGCTATAGAACATACGAAGATTTGCAAGATTTGAAAATTTTGTAACAGTAACAAAAGGACTAAAAGAATTCCACAAAACTAAATTGTGAATGTCTTCCTCTACAACACCGGGCTGTGTGCAAAAAGCGTTTATTGGCATTCTCCACCATAAACCACCATCCTCCATTATAAAATGAAATAAAGGACTTCTGTTTGGTATGCTTGAAACGCCAAAAATGATGCAAGGAAAATATTGATCATGCGAATCTTTTTGATCTCTTAAAAAGTTGCCACGAACATAACATTCTATTGGTGGTATATTAGCATTTAATTCTGGCATTAAGATACCCCCTTCTCCCAGTTGTTTAAACTCCAATGGCCTATTGCACAAGCATCTGCTATATCATTGTCATCTATAATTTTATCATAATTGATTTCAATAAACCTAATCGTTCTTTCTTTTCTAATATTTCTTTCATAAGATTTATACCACGCATCTGATTTTCCTGGATTTTTTGATCTAATAATAAGTTTTTCTTCTTTAGATAATGCTTTGTTTCCAATATAGTTTTGCCATGTAATAGGAGAAACCTTTGCAACATTAACTATACCAGATACCCCTGCTGCTCCTATAATTGCCCCCTGAACTAATGCTAAGTCTGCTGCAGTTTTTGGGCTATTCATAAAAACAGTATGTTCAATAATAATAGAGTCAGTATTTATAAATGCATCGTTTTTTAAAAAACTGTTTACTTTTTTTGAAGCATCAATACATTTTTGATATATGTCTTTTCCCTCAAAATTAATCTTTCCAATCATTTCAATATTACCAAAAAAGAACAGGGCAAAAGCAAGACTATTAGTACTTGCATCAATGGCAACAAATTTTGCTGGTCTATCGATTGTCTTCATAGTCTATTAATCCTTTAAGTTGTCTGAGGGTTTTGTTTACTTTTTTCTTATCTATTGAACAATAGTCACAATAGTTAAAGTCATTGTATGCTGAAAGAATTGTTCCACATCCTCTCGCACACTTACGATCTTTGCCATATCTTTTTCTTCGTTTATTAATAACTTGTTTTTCTGCAATTTTAATTTTTGTTGCTTCTGTCCTGCATGTTGGACTACAATAAATTTGATAACTTACGGCAGGAGAAAATTCGTTCTCACACCACTCACATGGCTTCACTCAATTGCTCCAGCGAACCAATTTTAATTACCCCTGGTTCTGATAGGGCACATGCCTTTTGTATTGGACATCCTTTGCAAATTTTAGAGTTTGCTCTATAATTTTTTTGTGGTAGTTGCCTATCTTTCCAGGCTTGCCTTACTGTTCGCATCCAGTCAAAGGTCGTATCAATCCATTGTCTGTAATGATCATTTACTTCAATTGGAATAACAAACAATTCATGATTGTTTTTATTTTCATATATAACTAAACCTTTTGCCATCTTTAAAATTTTCATATAAATAAGTAACTGAGCAACATGATAACTTTTTGCCTTGTTGGTTTTCTTTATATACTCAAATCCTTCATTGCTTGCTGCTTTAATTTCAATAACAAACTTTTCATTATTCCATTCAATCATGCCGTCTGCCCAACCATATATTGGCGGATCGCTATTAATAACTTCAAACTCAGTTGTCTCTTTTTCTTTATTTGTCTCTCTGTCTACCTTTACAAATTTTTTAGCAATACCAGACTTAAGCAAAGCGTCTTGAATTCTATTGTGAGCAAAAGACCCATTTGACATATTAGCAACTGAAAATGGAGTGTTAGTGCTTTCAAAAACAACACCATCAAATGCGTGATACCAATATCTAGGACATTCTCCATGTCCATAAACAAGTCCCGATGGAGCAAATGTTTTCTTTGTTTGATGAATTGGATCTTGTCCAACCATATAGCCAGACTCTATTTTTTGAATAACTGCATCTACATCTAAACTATTTTTTGATTTTGCTGATTTAACCATTATCTGCTGTAATAAACTTTTTGTCATTTTTTATACCCTACGTCCTTTGTTATTATATTAATTATACACTATCTCGTAATATATTTCAGGGCAGAAACTAAATTGTTTACAGACTCTGCAGCAGTATAATATATATTTTTCTTTGCTCTGTTTTGTTTATCTACATTTGCCATCCAAGTTGCTTTAAGAGATAGTTTAGCAGCAATTGCCTGCAACCTAACTATTTCAAGAGTTGCTACTTGAATTGGAATATCTGGCTTAACAATAAGTTTTGCAATCATTGTTAATGCTGTTGTTAACTCTTCATCTTCCATATATTCTGATATTTCAGACAAACCATTGATCATTTCTAGTGTTGTTTTTTCCATTAAATTACTCCTTTTTCGTATTTTAACTTTAATGTTTTTTGCTTTATATCTATTTGTTTTGTAAACTCTAAACTTATAGAATTGTCTTTTTCAGTATTTTCTGAAAATTGACACAACAACATATCAATATACTCACCTTTATTGAATATTTTTTTCTCTCTCCAATGAACTTGATGAGTTCCAGAAAAAACTAGAGCCTCATTATTTTTTAAAACATATTTATTACCCTCTATAATAATTGGCCATTCGATATTTCCATCTAACTGTATATCAAATGTTAGTCTGGGCTGCTTAAAACTAGTATCTACATGTGGTGGCAATTCAGGAAAACCATATTCAGAAGAATATCTTGTAAAAGAAATACTTTCTAATTGTAGCAAAACATCAGAGCATTGTTGTGCATATTCTAAAATTTTATCAGATAGGTTACTTTTAATTTTAAAATCTACACTATCATTATTTTCTATTTTATTTTTTTTCCAATACAAAATAGAATATAGCCTTCCTAGATGACTTTGAGTAAAATAATCTTTATCAATTTCTATATAAATGTCTTTGTATAAATCATTTAACTCTTTATAAGAAAAAATATTAGAAACTGTCATGTTTGATTTTACAATTTTATATTCATCATTCATCATATTTTCCTAAAATTTGACTTAATACATCTACTTCTAGTATAGCAAGTCTAACTTTTTTATTTCCTTCACCTAAAACTACAACCAATGCTGGATCACTATTATTTTTAATAGCATCCGTAACCACTTTTGTCCATACGTCAGCATTAAGAGTAAAAGATTTAGCACTTTCTTTAAAGTCTATAGTAAAGCCTTCCCAAGATGCATCACCCTTTTTAGCATTTCTGCCTGAATTTTTGTGTTGCTTTGCACCCAATCTTTTTGACTCAGACCTTTCACTCATTTTCATAATCCTTTTTTGTTTTAGGAACCATGCTAACTTTTGACATATGTTTTTTAGTACACACCCAAGTAATGTCTTTTGTTTCAAACCAAAATCTGCAAATATCAACAACATCATTACATTTTTGACATGTAAATTGACCAGTAACAGTTTTAAACTTTTCAGACATTCTTTACTTTATTCTTTATCATGTCTTGTAGGTCTAAATCTTCTCTTACTCTGTTTACAAAAGTATCTCTGCCCTGAATTTTAGTTCCGTCATCAAGTTGATACCACGCTCCAGTCCTATTTACAATCCCTAGACTTTCTGCTGTATCAACCAAATCAGCGATGGAATCAACACCAAGATCGTTACCTCTAAAATAAAAATCATACTCACCAGATTGAAAGGATGGAGAAGTTTTTGAAAACTGTAAATCCCATCTAACTTTACGGCCAATTTTTTCTTCAATAAATTTATCTCCAACATGTATTTTTCCTTTCAGTGCTTGATTATCTGATTCTGATGAAAACAACTTTACAATAGTTGATGAATAAAACTTTGTTGCTTGACCACCTGTAGGTTGTTGACTAGTATACATTGCATTAATATTGTTTCTTGATTGAGAAATGAGAATAAACAAAGTTGGCTTAACCTTATTGTTTGCATAGTTAATCATTTTCCATGCATTGCTAAAATCACGAGATTCTGCACCAATCTGTTTAGTATTTTCAAGTTGCTTAAGTTCGTCAGTGTCTTTTTCAAAATAAATTGCTGGCAATAAGGATGTAATTGAATCAACTACAATTAAATCAACACCAGCCTGCATCAAATCAACACCAATCTCAACCATATCATTAATTGTTCTAGCCCTTGAAACAATTAACTTTGCAGTATCCACGCTCAATTTTTCTGCCCAGTCTTTATCATACGACATTTCAGCGTCAATCCAAGCACAAACCTTACCTTCCTTTTGTGCTAAGGCGATTGTCTGAAGGCATAGAGAAGACTTTGCAGATGACTTAGATCCCCATATCAACACCTGTCTACCATACGGCAAACCGCCATTTAAAGCCCTATTAAGGCCTATGCTAGGAGTTGCTGCATACTCTGTTGCTGGAACTGAATCTCCAGACATTACGCTTTTACGTAATTTAGGATTAAGTTGTGCTAATACTTCTTCTACTGTAACTGTCATTAAAATCTTACCCTTGCTAAATCATCAAACATTTACTACATCCTCCATTATTACTGTTCCATCTTTGGTTTTGCCAAACTCAAACTTATAAACATTGCCCTCTTGAACATTCATGTATGCTTTTGCAAAAGAAGTAGGAAATACAGTTACTGAGTGTAACTCTCTAGAAGAATCTGCAATTGTAAGAGATGCCATCTTCTTTCCATTCTTTGTTACTCTAGGTTTAAATGCTACCACAAAATGTTGATCTTCTTTGTAAGGAATAATTTTGTAGTTTAAAAACTTTACTAATGCACTCTTAGTATCTTTAATTTCATCAACTGGTATATAAGAAATAATTTGGTTGTCAGAAGCAAGAATTAAATATGTCCTACCGCTTTCAATAACTGTTTGCTCTTCATCAAATATTCCAACCGAACCGGTTTTGTCTAGCACTTCCACTCTAGACCATCCTTTGCCACGTCTAATTGATTTGACCATGCCCATCAAAATAAACGATCCTTTTTCCTCAAATTCTTCTACATCATTAATATATGCGTAATAATGTTGTGGAATAGAAATGTTAAACTCAGGAAGATTTAAATACTCATACAAGTTGGCACGAACTTCATTATCGTCTGTTGGATTATCTGTAAAGTTTAATGCACCAATGCACTTCATGGCCTGAAGCGCTCTACTATTTACACCATTACCTTTAGTAAATGTAAACTCTTCCGCTTGTTTAAAAGAAGTAAATGGTCTAGCAGCAATATATTTGGTTGCAATATTATCTGAAATATACTTAATGCCAGTCAAACCAAAACGAATTCCTTTGCCTTCAATCTTAAAATCAAGATCAGACTCATTAATATGTGGTAGTTTAATTGGAATACCCATACGCTTTGCCTCAATCAAATATTCTGTGCGAGCATCTTTATCTTTTTCATTCTTAAGAACTGAATACATAAACTCAAGCGGATAGTGATATTTTAGCCATGCCGTCCAGTATGACAAAGTTGAATATGCTACTGCGTGTGATTTGTTGAACGAGTATCCAGCATGCGCTTCAAAATCATGCCAGAGATCTTTCGCCTGATTAGGAGAAACAAACCTAGAAGCACCAGAAACGAACTTATCTCTAAAAACATCAAACTCCCTCACATCCTTTTTCTTACCAATAATTTTACGAACTTTATCTGCCTCAGCCATTGTCATTTCGCCAAGTTCAACACAAGCAAGCATAACTTGCTCTTGATACAAAATACATCCATATGTATCTTCTGTAATTGGTTTCATAACCTGATGTAAATAATTAATATTTTGTTTACCATGTTTACGAGCAATATAATCTTTACCAATTGTATTCATGGCACCTGGTCGAACAAGAGCGTTTGATGCTGCAAGTTCGTTTAAATTCTTAACCCCCATTTTTACAAGAAGGTTTGTATATGGAGTTGCTTCACACTGAAACACTCCTTTTGTGTACCCGTCTGAAAGCATTTGATATACATTTTTGTCATTCATATCAATTGATACAAGATCAATCTTCTTGCCATGTCTTTTTTGAATAATTTTAATTGTGCTATCTAAAACGCTTAATGTTTTTAAACCCAATGCATCAATCTTGATGAGACCAATCTTTGCAGCCTCTTCCATGTCCACCGCAACGACAGGTATACGCTCATCGCTACCGGGAGAAGAGCGTGTCTCCATCGGTGCGTATTTAAAAATAGGATCTTTACTAGTGACAACGCCAGCAGCGTGTATGCCAGTACCTCTAATGCGACCCCTAAGTTGTTCACCATATACCTCCACTTCAGGATACTTTTCTCTAAACCAGGCAGATGCTCTAGATGTGCAGAACTCATCCCAAGTATCTACAGTTTTTAATACTTTATTTACATCTGGCAATGGAATATTTAAAACACGAGAAACATCTCGTACAACACCTTTGTCTTTAAACTGTAAAAACGTAGCAATAGATGCAACATGCCTATATTGTTTTACTAGATAATCTTTAACTTCATCTCGTCTAGAATCTTGAATGTCTGTGTCAATATCTGGAAAATCATTACGCTCTGGATTAATAAAACGGAAAAATAAAAGATTGTGCTCAATAGGATCAATCTCTGTAATGCCTAATAGATAACAAAGCAAAGATCCAGCAGATGATCCACGTCCTGGACCAACCATAATATCTTTTTTCTTTGCCCAATTAATCATATTGCTAACTACAAGAAAATATGGAGCAAACTTTTTTTCTCTAATTATATAAAGTTCTTCGTCAAGCCTTTGTTCATATATGTCATTTCCAAGCCAGTTACTGTTTAGTTTTTTTTCTTCTAAACTAGCAAATGCTAAATTGGCTAATTCTTGATCTGGATTTTTATACTGAACTGGTAAAAGATTAAGGTCTTCTTTAATATCATAGTCTTCAACTTTGTTTACAATCTCAAGTGTGTTAGCAAACATATCTTCTCTAAACTTAAGATCTTTTGTCATTGCAGATTTCATTTCATCATATGATAATAAATGAATGTCAAACCTATTAAAACTCATCATACGATCTTTACCATAAAGATAATCAAGCCTATCCATCATATCTGTATATTTTTTAGACTTATCATATTTAACATCTTTTTCAAGTTTGGCATGTGTATTAAGAATAAGCATCATTTCTTGAATAACTTTTTGATCTATATCTGAATGGTGACAATCTGGAGTTACTACAATCTTTACCCCAAATTCATCAGCCAACTGCATTAAGTTAAGATTGATTTCGCTTGGGTTATGTGGCATCACCTCAATATAAAAATCATCTTTGAATGTATTTTTAAACCACTCAATATGTTGTTTTGCTACTGCAAACTCTCCTACTTCAATAGCCTTTGCAATAAGACCACTAAGGCAAGCAGACAAAACAATCAAGCCATCTTTATATTTTTCTAATACTGCAAAATCAATTCTTGGTTTTTTATAAAAGCCTTCTGTCCATGCAATCTCGTTTAATTTATTTAAATTTTCTAAACCTTGTTGGTTCTTGGCAAGAATAACAATATGATTATAAATTAAATCTAGTGGAGTAGTTCTTTCTGCTTTATCTCTATGATCAAATCTATCTGTAGCGATGTATCCTTCAATACCAAGAATTGGTTTGATACCCGCTGCTTTTGCTGCACGATACATCTCGCGGTGTCCAGACAGAGTGCCGTGATCTGTGATAGCAATTGCTGGCATACCCAGACTCACGGCTCTGTCAATATATTCTTGCGGTGTCGCAACACCATCCATAAGTGAATAGTGTGTGTGAACGTGTAATCCTACGTAGTTCACAAATTACCATTCAATGTTTGTTGAGGTCACTGAAGGTGTATCAAAACCAAAGAAGAAAGATTCTTGCTCTGGATAAGGGACTTCACGTACTACCTTATCTAGATTATGAAATTCAAATCCATCCCACTTAAATGGCTCTGTGTCTGGCTTGCTTGGAATTAAAGTATAGTTTGTTTCTGTACCTTGTCCATTACGCTTTAACTTCCATTGAATGTTTGATACGCTTCCAGTCTCTAGTGCGTACTCACGAATTGTATTGAATGCTGATTGCTTACTAATGCCTTGTGACCACACCGCGATATATGGATCTTCTAAACCATCATCAACTAGCACGTTACAATAAAAACGCATACGAGCCTTCCAACCACTCTTTGGTTCTTTGCGAGCCATCTCGCATCCAAAGCAACGACCCTCTGTGTCAATTGTACAAGCAGCCTTACGCTTGTAATCCTTTGGGTTTGTGTGTTCTGCAACTACAACTGCTAGACCACGAGATTCATTATAACTTGCAGAGTCTTCGTCCAACTCTTCTACGAAACGGATTTTTGCTGCCTGTCCATCAGCCAACTTAACCCATCTTACCTTAATTGCACTGCCTTCATATTTTGGTTTGTCGAGCAGGGCGTTGATATTTTTTAATCCCTTTACTATGCTCATATTTTCTCCTTTGTGTTTGTTTATTTATTTTATCATAGATAGTTGTTTTGTGCAACTCGCTATAATAATTCTAGCATTTCTTTATGATCCATCCAGCGTTTATGTCTTTGTTTAATAATATTAATATATTGATTATATAACTTTTCATCATATGAATTTATTACATTAAAATTACGCATTCCGTTTCCATAATATATTCTAATAAAATAATCATTTAAATATGATCCGTGTTTATTTGCAAATTCTGATTTCAATGGGTTTGGAACTGTTTCATTCATTGCGTCTAAAAAATTTGCTATTTGAGTTGGCATTTTATTATTTTTAACAAAATCTTTCCAAAAACTATTATTTTGTTTATTTGTTACATAATGAATATATATTGCTGAAACAATATCTTCTTCAAGATTTTTAATATATTTATTAATTTTATTTCTAAATTTTTGCCTGTTGTCAAAATATTCATTAAATGATTTTGAAAACTCATTTAAAATTGATATAGCATTCATTAATGCACTTGCCTCTAGCGGTTCAAAAAAACTTCCCGACAAACCTATGGCTAAACAATTTTCTACAAATTGATTTTCATAAAATCCAGCATTATACTTCAGCGATCTTAGTGGCTCCCAATCTTTATTAATTTTTTTCTTTACTTCTAAAATTGCATCTTCTTCAGTAATAAAATTATTATCAAAATTATGTCCAATTCCATACCTTGATCTCGTTGGTATTTCAAATGTCCATCCATAATCTAAAGCACTAACCTTAATATATGATGGAATATTTAAACTAATTGGAACCTGACCAACCACCGAACTATTAATTGGAAGAGTATCTTGTAAACTTATCCATTTTTCTTTATAAAATTTACCAATAATTATTCTGCTAAACCCAGAGCAATCAAACACAAAATCTGCACTTATAGTATTGTTTGTAGTTTTTATAGCAGTTATTTCATTTTTTAATGTTTCAAATCCAACTACCACATCATCAATTATTTTAATATTATTTTTTAATGCAACATTTTTTAAAAATTTTGCACACAGAAATGTGTCAAAGTGTATTGCTGCTGAAGTGCCACCATCTTTATTAAAAGATTTTGGAATTTTATTTTGTAATGCATAAGTTGCAATTTCATCTAAGTACATTAACCTATTATCATTTTTAATTCCAGTGGAAATTAGTGACAAGTATTTTTGGTCATATATTTTTTCTTGAAGTAAAATTGGTACAAAAAAATCAATATTATCACTATTCCAATTATGAAATAACGATCCCATTTTAATTGTTGCGTTAGTTTCTTTCATAAAAGATCCAATGTCAATACTAAATTCCTTTAACATTGGTATAAAGTTTCCTGTAGTTGCTTCACCAACTCCAACTATTCCTATGGAAGAACTTTCAATAACAGTAATATCATAATTTGGAAACTTTTTTTGCATAGTCAATGCAGCAATATATCCAGAAGTTCCACCACCAACTACTACAATCTTCATAATATTAATCCAAAATATTTTAATATTGCCAAACTTGCTAATACAACCCATAAAATATTAAACCAAATAATTGTTGGCAAAGTTTTAACTGTTGAAGACCATATTAAAGAAAGACTTGAAACTATAGCAAAAATATATAACCACCAAAATTGTTTACCAAACAATAATCCTGGAAAAATAATTGCAATTTTAGTCATAAAAGCAAAAAACTCTACCGTATTAGGCTTATTCCAATATTTTTTACTAAACATTGTTTGAATTGCATACCACCATTGCATATGTTTTTTCATAAGTCTCCAATAATACTAGATATCTTACTAGTATTTAATGACTCAAGTATATCAAAATCTAGCATATCACCTATGTCTTTATACTTTGAATTAAGTTTAATTATTGATGATCTTCCGCCAAGTTTATCCAATAACTTATTTGCCATAGTATTTCCAGCATCATCATTATCAGAAACAATATATACATCATTAAAATACTTCTTAAGTAATTCTATTTGAGAACTTGATACATTAGCACCCAATGTTGCTACTGCTGGCAAACCAACCTGATCTATTCTGATTGCATCAAATGATGATTCTACAACATATACTTTGTTTGATTGTTTTACTCTGTGTAGGTTAAATAGTATCTTGCTTTTTGGAAGTCCTGGAGTATTTTTAAATTCTTTACCCTCTACAGTTCTTGCAACAAAACCAATTGTCATACCATCTGGAGATTGAACTGGAATAGTAACCATATCTTGTTTCTCAGAATATCCAAGACTAAACTTTTCTACAGATCGCTTAAATATCTGCCTTCCTTCAAAATATCTCATTGCTCTAGGAGAGTCTAGCGCTTGATTGTTTAATCTTTTAATCAACAACTCATCATATTGAATAAATTCTTTAGGTTTGTATAATTTTTTGTTTACAAGATCTTCAATGTTTGTTTCTTTTTCTTTACTCTTGATAAACCTGATAGATTCAAAATATGATCTGCCAGTCATCTTCATAATAAGTTCTTGAAGTTCTACAGTTTGCTGACAACTAAAACAAAAGAACAATCCACTTTCTTTAGAAACTTCTCCTGCTGGAGTTCTTGTGTTATTATGATATGGACAAAATATAATGAAGTCTGAGCCGACTTCTGATTCTATAGTTACACCTGACCCGATAAGGACTCTTTTAATTTGGTCTTCTGTATATGTATTGGTCTGTACCCATCTACCGCGATTATCCATTGTACCTTCTTTCTTCCCACGTACATTCCATATGCTGTAAGACCAAATTCAAAGCAGTTCTTGTTACTATCATATTTTAGCGTAAAGTCTGGCTCAATGTCAATTCTTGGCGCATATCCAGTTTCCCGCATTTGTATGACCAATAGTCTAAGATATTCTTCTTTAAATTTAGGTATGTGAGACTCATCATTGATTATCCCGTCAAGGTAAAAATTTTTAATAGGTTTATGATGAAGTGACACATTATATTATAACGCCTTATCTTCGTAGTCTTTATATCGATAGTAACCTTTATCAAAGTCTGCTTGTACTAAAAACTCTCCCATAAATCCGTTACGATTCTTTCTGAAGGCACACTCAATAATATCTGAGTTAGTTGCTCTGCCAAGAGCCATGACCCAGTCGGCATCATAGGCAATCTGTCTAGACCAGGCTGTTTGACCAAGTGTAGGAACACTGTTAAGATCATTTACATCATCTGGGGTGGCAGAAGAAATAGCGATAATTGGAACCTTTTCTGAAATAGCCATGAGTTTAAGTTCACGAGATAGATTCTTCATTCTTACAATCTCGTTTTCAGACTTTTGATTTGGTGTCATGAGTTGTAGGTAGTCTACAATAACAAAGTCTGGTTTGTATTGGTCTATCTTTCCACGCAAAACAGACGGATTAATTTCTCCACCTTGATCATTTGAAATAATATGAAATGGATTCTTGCCTTCGAGGCGTCGTTTGTGCCACTCTTTTAATGTATCTATTTCAATGTTTCCTTGACTAATTTTACGATGAGACCAAATGCCTTCACCCATAATTGTAAATACACGATTACGAACTTCTGTTTCAGACATTTCAAGACTAATAACTAATGGTGTCTTGCCTTGCTTCCAAGCCTGTACAGCAAAGTAAAGTGAAAGCCATGATTTACCAATTCCTGGATAAGCAAGAAATACTCCTAATTGTCCAGCAATAATTCCAGAAGGCATATAATTGTCAAATCCTGGTAACCCAGTTTTAATTCCTACGTTGCCTGCTGCTTGCATCTTTTTAAGATGATCAAAATACGCAATTGCAGAATCTAAATCAATAACATCAATATCACGAATAGCAGACGTATTCTTTTTTAACTCTGAAGTTTTTGTAATTAAATTATTAAGTGCTTCTGAACCCTTGTCATTTTGTACATCTGTTGCAGCAGAACGAAGAATATCTTTAAGACTATCATTAAGATACTCATGCTGTAATTCTTCAAGATGATGTTTTGTTGCACCAACATCTTCAATTAATTCAAAGTCTCTAAATTTTTCTACAACTAAATATGTGGGTGGCACAGAACTATTGTGTTCAAAATATTTTCTTACAAATTTCCAAATATCAGAATGTGTACGCAAAAGGTTGTCTATGTTCGCTTGAAGCAAAACATGAATCTGCTTATCTTTTAATACAGCATTGATTACTTTTGCTTCTGAATTATTCACTTAACCATTCCCTTGCTTTACCACGTCTCTCTTTTCGTTCTCTATCGTCTTGCTCTTTATCAAGTTTTGCCTTCAATATCTTTTCAGCATTATATGCAAAATAATTCCAGGATGGTTCTTGAGCCACTCTAAAATAGTATTCTAATAAATCATAACAGACTGGTAGTCCATAAGACTCAATCAAAGCATCAGAAGCCCACTGTTCTACATTTAAATTAATAATAGACTTTGTTTCATATCTTGCAGCATGGTGTTTAGAATATCTGCTAAGCAAAGCCATTCGGTCTTTGCGTTCTGCCATTATTCTGCAATTTCTGCTTTAGCCTCGTTGACCTTCTCAGCCAACTTAGCCTCTACAAAGCCGTATACGCGCTCCATAGCATCGTTTGTGGTCTCACCCTGCCTCTTTGAATCTACTACGCCCAGATCAAGCCGTAGCGACTGAAAGTTAC